CTTTAACATACGATAATATACATTAACATAAGGAGAAATAATATGTCGTTAGCAACGCTAAAGAAGCAAAACTCGTTGGACAAACTGTTAGGTGCAGTTGAGTCCGAAAACAAACCTTCTGAAAAGAAGTCCTATGTGGACGAAAGAATCTGGAAACCACAACTAGATAAAACTGGTAATGGTTATGCAGTTATTCGTTTTCTTCCTGCCGTCAAGGGTGAAGAACTCCCTTGGGCAAAGGTATGGAACCATGCGTTCCAAGGCCCTACAGGACAGTGGTATATTGAGAACTCTCTCACCACAGTCAATCAGAAAGACCCTGTGTCTGAGTTGAATACCGCTTATTGGAATTCTGGTATTGAATCCGATAAGGAAATCGCTCGTAAACAGAAGAGGAAATTGCAATATTTCTCTAACATATATGTTGTCAGTGATCCAAAACACCCAGAGAATGAGGGTAAAGTATTCTTGTTCCGTTTTGGTAAGAAGATTTTTGACAAATGTATGGAAGCGATGCAACCCGCTTTTGAGGATGAAACTCCTATCAATCCCTTTGATTTTTGGAAGGGTGCGAACTTCAAGTTGAAAATTCGTAAGGTAGATGGTTATTGGAACTATGATAAGTCAGAGTTTGAAGCACCATCTGAATTGTTTGATGATGATGATAAACTTGAGGAAGTGTGGGGTAAACAGTATGCTCTATCTGAGTTTACTGCAACCACGAACTTCAAGTCTTATGATGAGTTGAAGAAACGCTTGGATGCTGTTCTCGCTGGTGTGACTACAGTAGGTAGTGCAGCTACTACTACAATTGATGATGAACCAGTGGATACTACTGTTACGGTTGATACCAAAGCAGAGGAAGCTCCAACTGTAGATGTTTCGGATGATTCAGAGGATGATACTATATCATACTTTGAGAAACTTGCAGAGGACGAATAACCCTCAAAACCTAATCCCCTCTCTAGTAGAGGGGATTTTGGTCTCTAGTATGAGCCAGGCACCCAATTATGATTTAATGACATTAATCTACGATCTGTAGGTGTTGCGGAATCTGACATAACTGTTGTATTATTAGTTGTCTGTTGAGTAGTAGGTGCGGCTACTGCCATTGTATCACCACCACCAGCAGTATCACCTTGAGTACGTCTTAGTGCATCATTAGCTGATGCATTTGCACTCATTTGAGCTGCAGCTGTACTATCTGGTTCTGAACCACCGACAACAGCGGGTGTGGGTTTTACTTGTGAAGGATGTCCAGGCGACATACCCATTTTGGGTGGTGGGCCACCCTTTCCTTTAGGTACATTTGGTTTATCAATTTTGGCTGCTTTATCACCCATTAAGAAACCAGCGAGTTTAGTACCTAACCATTCTCCACCAAACCAACCACCTAAACTACCAAGAATTCCACCTATAACGGTGCCAGGGCCAGGAAAGACAGAACCCATAGCTGCACCAACCATACCAAATCCAGCAGAACCTAAACCACCACCTATAATTCCACCAATACCTTTGACTTTCTCTTCATGGGATGCATCACTCAACAATAATTGTGCAACCATAGCACCACTAAGAATGGGGCCGAGTAGAGGAATTCTTTTTGCGGCTTTCAACAAGCCAGGATATTTTTTTAGGTGAGCTAACTTTCCAACAGCAGATTTCATTGCACTAACTTTTTGTGCTCCAGCTTGAGACATTGCACCAGCTGTGGTTGCAACTTTAGCTCCCGCTGATGTTACAGCTGTCTTTGCAGCTGTAGTCGCAGTTGAAACTTTAGTTCCTACCTTTTTGGCAGTTTCTTTGACAGATGTGGTGGCTTTTTTAACTTTATCAACTACTGTTGGTTTGGTAGGAACCTTTTTCGCTAACTTCTTAGTATCTCCCTTAATCAAGGATGCTAAACCACGAAAGAGTTTCATAGTCAACCCTAATGCACCTGTGACAAGTTTCCATGCACCTTTAAATACAAGTAATGACAAGGTTTTAGGTAATATTAATGCAAGGGCTAGACCTCCAATTAGTAGTTCTATACCACTAAATTTATCCCATACTTTTTTCAACCCACCAAGGAAATCAAATTCACCTGTTTTATCATCTTTGAAATAATCAAATATCTTTCCTATTCTTGGGAATAGTCCTGTTTCTTCTTTGAAAAGATAATCATAGAAACCTTGCATCTTTGGCATCCATTCTGTCATTTTCTGTTTCAAATTCTTCCATGTTTCACTCTCTAAGAACTCTAAAAGAGCCATTATACCTAATGCAATGAAGGCACCCTTGATACCAGTAGTTGCAACCTTCATAGTAGAGTCAAACATACCTTTCATATAACCACCCATTTTTTTAAGAGATCCAAGAATTAACTTCTGTCCTACTCCTGCTTCCCTTCTCTTTTCTGCATCTATGGTTTTTTGATAGGTTTCTTCTTGTTGTTTAGCCTCATCTATATTCTTTGCTTGTTCAAGCTGTCTTTCTTGAAACTTTACCATCATATCGGTATTTTGTACCATATTTTTTTCATTGTTGGGCTCAAATTTATCCCCTTGGAGTTTCATTTCCGCTTGAGTATCTTTGGCTTCTTTACTAAAATTACCGAAAGCCTGACGCACCATTTTCAAATGTTCTTCATTACTCCTTTGTCCATCTCCTGCCGTCCTTTGCATATCAGACATTGATTGGTTCAGACTATCTTGACTTTGAACTAATTTTTTTGTTTCTTCCTTCTGTTCAGCTAATTGTTTTTCTGCAAGCTTGGCTTGTAGTTTTTCTTGTGCCCTTGTTACCTTATGTTCTTTGGAAAATCTGTGTGCCAATTCCTTAAAGCCAGTTGAAGTTTTCTCAACTACCTTGATGTCTTTGACAATCATTGGGTTTGCATCTGAACCATCGTATTTTTTAGCCATAATAGTATCCTATTTTTTAGGTGAGGTATCCTTCACCTTACTCTTGGCATATGCTTCCTTACCATAGAAGGCAGCGACAATAGCTGCAACGGATACGAAATAGGTAGCCGCCATATCTCCCAACACCTTACCCGCTTGATCTAAGTTAATAAGATAAGCCAACACAACTAAAGAAGGATATAGTAACATCCCTGCTAATGCAAACCATGCCATATTCCGTTGTGCATCTTCTTTTTTGTCCTCATTTTCAATATCAGACTTCAAATCTTGAAGTTCTAACATTTTTCTATCCATCTCAAGCTCCTCATCAGTAACAATACCATCGCCATCCACATCTAGGTGTTCATACTCACTTCCCTTTTGTAGTTTCTTCTGAACCATTGGTTATTTCCTTTTACTCTCTGCCTCAATCCTCTTCTGTTCCTCTTCCAACCATTGTATAAGTAATCCAACATATACTTCCCTCTCCCATGGCATCATATTTTCTAAATCTTCTAAACTATATTTGTGATGTTGCATCATCCCAAAATTAGTCTTGATATAGTTTTCAACACTCTCATGTGAGAGGGCTATGCGAAAAAACTTTGAAAACCCTCCAATACAACCTCACCAGTTTTACCAGTGTTAGGGTTTTTCACTTTAACTGCATGACTAAGTTTAGGCATGGTGTCAAAGAAAGCTGTAACCAAATCAAACTGTTCGTTAGTTAAACTTTCTATGAAACCGTTTAAATCTTCTGTGCTCATATCAATGCGTTCATGTATTTCTTCACCTTCAATAACTTGTTGTACACAGGCTTCAATTAAATCAAATATCTGTGCAGTCTGTCCACCTTCCATTGTTTGAACCATTCCAATATCCTTTAGTGTTGGATATTTCATGATTAGTTTAATGGTGTCCGTTAGTTGTATTTCATTCGTATGTCCAACATGCATTTCTACATTTACTTCTGATATTTTAATTGAGACAGGAACCATAGTCTCATTATCATCTGGACATTGAACTTGTATATCAACCTTATCACCTACGGACTTAGCTCTTACTTGCAAAAATATAAACTCAACATCAAAAGCGGGTAAGACCCAAGGGTCTACCTTTTCAAAACAACAGTCTTTAATCACACCACCAATTGCATTTTGAATAGTATCAACATCCTCTGATTCATTTGCAATCAATAATGCCTTTTGTTCTTTAACTGTGAAGGGTCTATATTTTAACTCCTCAGCAGTTGACGGTAACTTTAAAGAATAAGTTACCGAATCCATTCTAGGTAATGCCATTATCTATCCTCTTATAATTTAAATACTTTCGGAACATTCCTCATTATATTTCTCTCAGCGTTATTAATAACTGTATTCGCCATGTTCTCAAATACTGAGGATTTTCCACCAAGTCTTTCTTTATCTATTGCTTCCCAATATCTAAAATTGAAACCAACAGTAATTTTTAGTATGTCTTGAGCGGGTGTTGCATTTAAATCTGCACCACCAATTGTCTTAGGAAAACATTCCCAACACTTCAGACCATACCGTTTAGTATTATTCTTATCTAGTAAGAATATACTTAGCGTTCCACAATACTCATTATAATAGTTCACATTCCATGTATCTGTATTATAAGCTGTAGTCTGCCAATTCTCAAAAAACTTTCTCTCTTGTAACTCATTACTGCATTGAAATATTACTTGTATATCTTCTGCAAAGTTAACTCCATTTACAGGTTGACGTATTGGCCCGTATACATTAGGGTCATCAATTGTTTCTAGATTTCGTCCAGGCAACTGAACCGACTCCGCCTTTAATGCAACACTTCTTGCACCTCCAGCACTATTACCACCAAATGGACTGATACCAGAAGGTAGGAAGGATGAGAATACATTTGCAAGACTATTACGACCTTTATTTCCACCCCCAGCACCTATTCCAGCGGGTGGTGCAATCTCTATCTCATACTTAGAGGGTAGTGCATGTCCTTCATCTGACCTAAATGCACCAAGAACATCATTCAGTAATCCAAAACCTGTACTTTCTATAAAACTTGCAACCATTAGATCATCCCTCTAGACTCTTTCCAGACCTCTTTGTCTGATGCCTTCTTAAATCTTTGTACTGGTAGAAGTGTTGCAATAGTGAACTCATCTGCATCAATCCTACGAAACTGTGACATAGTATAACCTTTTAAGTATTTATGGATGGTAGGACGAATTAGGTTTATTTTCTGGACTTTTTTATAGTTGACTTTCAGTAATGTAGATTCATCAAATTTGACATTGTTACTGAAGTCTACTAACCTATCCAGTAATCTCATACGCAAACCAACAGGAAGGTAATGAAAGTTTATACCAAGAAATCCATCAGAGTATGATTCTAGAGGTAACACTAGGGGGAAGGTATCGTAATAGGGTAGAGTCTTTTTATGTTTTGGATTATAAAAAAACATGTTTAGTTTACCGTAGAACGGTGCAGATGCCCGTTTACCATCTCGTATTAAATCTTGTGCGCCAGGCTTACCAAACTCTTTAATCTTATCTTGATACCATGCGGTGGATTTGGGGCGACCCCTAGCTGCATCTTGTACACTTTTTATATATTTTGACTGTGCCATATTACTATTTATATGATATGTTCAAATGGTCTTCAGTTAGAACCCTAAACTCCATACCATTATTTTCACAAAATTTGGTTGCATACTTCCATTTTGCACTATTAACACCCCAATTCTTCACTTCAGTCAACCATTTTTTGGTTTTTCTTTTGGGGTTCTCTGGTGGGGGTTTGCATTGTTTCTTAGGTTTTATCTCTATTATCATTCTTACCTTTTTACCACTCGCCTGTTTAACTTTTATATAGAAATCTGGATAGTAACGATGCATTTTACCATCCCAAGGTGATAAATAGGGTATGATGATTTCTTCAGAACCCCATTCAAGTATTGCGTCTGATTCGTCACAATACACCATAAATTTACGCTCCCAGAGAGAACGGTATATAACCCTGTTAGGATCACCCCTATATTTTCTGGTATTTCTTGGTTTATATTTGCCTTTGTAACTCATGGTGCATAAATACTTATATAAGGATATTTAGACATGGCAGTTAGACAAGTAGTTTCGGGATTAGCAGGACAATTCACCAAAGGTTTGATAGGCAACCTCGCCAATAATGCGAGAGGTATGATTAATGGTAGGGGTTCCGACAACTCCTCTGGATCTGGTGTACAGAATAAGAGTAAGTATTTTACCAATAACCTATCCTATCCTATGGATGTAGAGACAGACCCAATGCAAGGTCACTACATCCTTTTCCATATCAATGAGATTAGTCGCCCAAAAGTTAAAAGAAGTCAAAAGAGTAAACACGCAGATACGATTAAAAAGTCTGCAAATAAGGAATTTGGTAAGGGTAAAGAAAAAGATATGGGAGATGGTGTCGCCATTGTCAAGGTAGACAAGGCGGGAAGAGAAAAAAGAGATAAACTCCTAACAGGTGCGTCAACTGGAGCGGCTATTGGTGGTGCGGAGTATTCTCTATACAAAGAACAACAATCTTTTACTAGACTTGCGACCTCTATTGCACTATACATGCCCGCACAAGTACAGGCTTCATATAGTCTAGATTATTCTGATGTAAATATTGGTGCATTTGGTGAGGGACTTAAAGATATGTTTGATGCACTGAAACAATTTTCATCTGGAAATATGAAAGCATCAAAGGTTAAATTAGGTAATTCTGGACAAAATCTAGAACAGGGTATTAAGAAAATGGCGATGAATACTCTGGATACAGTTGCACCTGGCATCAGAGCTCAAGCCCAAATACAAGCGGGTAAGATATTCAGTGATAAAATGGAACTGTCTTTTGAGAAAGTTAATCGTAGAAGTTTCAGTTTCAATTTTGTATTCATGCCCAAAAGTGAACAGGAAGCTAAGACTATAGACCATATCATACACATGTTTAAGTTTCACTCACATCCTAGTTATGTTGAGGGTACTAAAGGTAGGGAAATGAGTATACCAGATACATTTGATATAGAGTATATGTACCAAGAGGCAAGAAATAATTTTATTAATAAAATATCTACCTGTTTTCTAAAAGAAGTTGGGGTAACATATGGTGGTGACAGATTTACCGCACATAGACCAACTCAAGGATTACATGGTTATGGTGCTCCCCCTACTAGAACAACTCTTGCACTTACTTTCCAAGAGATGGAAATACTTACAAGACAAAGAATTGATGAGGGTTTCTAAATGTATTTTTCAAAGTTTCCTCTATATGTGTATGATGCATACGGTGATGGACAAGAAACAGTTGTCACAAATCTATTAAAACGAGTTGCATTAAGGTCTAAGGTTGCATCTGAAACTATGTTGTTTGATACATATGATGTAAGAGAAGGTGAGAGTCCAGAGAGTATTGCACATAAGTTATATGGTAATTCAGAATACCATTGGATTATTCTAATGTTAAATAACATAACAGACAGATACCATGATTGGCCCCTTAGCACACCACAATTTTTAGACTATGTAAACGATAAATATGATAATGCAAGTGGAATTCACCATTATGAGATTGCACAAACATCTGGTGATACCACCATCAAGATAGATATAGGAACAGATAATTCTGATTATCCTAGTGCAACACCGATAACTAATTTGGAACATGAAGAGTCCGAACAAGACAGGAAAAGGAAAATCCGATTACTGGATGATTCTTACCTAGAACAAATAACAGATGAGTTTGAAAAACTTATTGGACAGAGTGTATTATAAATGACTGATGCCATCCAGAGAGCTGGACAGTGGGATCTTTTAGAGTGTAACTTACTAACATCCACTGGACTAAAACATAACCTACATCCACACATAATTGGTGTAACTTTGTATGAAAATATGTTTCAAAGTTGCATGTCGGGTGAACTTATCCTACACAACTCATTTTCCCTATCCAACATCGCCCCAATAATAGGTCAAGAGTTTCTTTCAATTAAGTTTGGGACTCCGACTTTGACAGATGATAAGGCGTCATTAGACTTCACTGAAAATATATTTCATGTTAGGGGTATGGCAAACAGAGAGGTTCTTAATGAAACTGAGGTCATTAAGTTGGATTTTGTCTCTATTGAACTTATGAGGAATCTTAGGATGAGAGTATCAGAGTCATTAGATGGTTCTGTCTCATCCATAGTATCCAGTATGTTAGGTAGGGTAGAATGTGAGAAGGATAGGTATATAGAACCATCCAATGGAAATATTAGATATATTGCACCTAACATATCACCCTTTGATGTTATTAGAAAACTTGCACCTAGAGCCATAAGTGGAACCACCACTCAAATGTCTCCCTGTCCTGTATATGCATTTTGGGAGTCCACTAAGGGTATGCATTTCCGAACTATAGACAGTTGTATTGCACAGAAACCCAGATGGGACTATAAAAAGATAGAAATGGAGAAGGAATTAACTAAGGGACAACCACCTATTCTAAAAGGACTGCAAGCTATTCGGGGTTTAACACTTTCAACCAATGATTCTATGATGGATATGGCTACAGGGGTATTAAACTCTAGACTAATAACACACAATACACATACAAAGTCATTCTCTGTTACAGACTACAATTACCTAGATAGATTTGACTATGAACAACACATAGGGGGTGGTCATCCCCTGTATAGTAAGTCTGGACATGGTATTAGTAAACATGGTAAAGATAGAATATCTGATGGTGTAGGTAAAATAATAATGACATCAACCGTAGAACATCAAAATGATTTCTTTGACCCATCCTTTTCAGATGGAGCGGGTAACAACAGTTTTGTTGGTTATAAACCAGAAACATGGGTACAGAGAAGGAAATCACAAATCAATCAGATTATGGATGCAATCACGATAAGACTAGATGCAATGGGAAATACTGTTGTTAGTGCCGGCGATATGGTGAATGTAGACTTACCCAAGAAACAAACAGATAAGGTAGAGGGAGAAAAGGACAAATTTGATGCATTTGTCCAAGGACAGTTCCTAGTGAAAGCTATCAAACATACTTTCGTTCTTGGTGGGGATCACACAATGAATATGGAATTAGTGAGAGACAGTTTTGCAGTAGAACATGAAGAGATTGAAGTTTCAATAGAACCAAGGCCTGTTAATAAGGGTCATGAATACAACGACATTTATGTTGTTGAAGGATAGAAAGGAGTTACACATCTCAACAAAAAAAACCAAACCCAATCAATATAAACTGAAAAGGAATGAACAAATGGCTAAGACTAAAAACCGAATCAAGAAGATGAACTTCCAATCGCAAACCAGAACTTACACTCCACTTACAGAAGAACATAAATACATTATACAAAGGTTGGTTAAAGACAGAGATGTAGAGACAGATAATGAAAACGTACAACGAATTACAAGAGGGAGTTTACGACCCCAATATATTTAAAGCGTTTTTCCTAGCTGGTGGGCCTGGCAGTGGGAAATCCTATGTTGTCAGGCGCACCACAGGGGGAACTGGACTCAAAGTAGTTAATTCTGATGATGACTTTGAGAGAAAGTTGAAACAGGCGGGTTTGTCTCTAAAGATGCCCAAGTCCCAAGAGAAAGATAGGGATGAAATTCGTGGTCGTGCAAAAGAGATAACTGCAAAGAGAAAAGAAAACTACCTAGAGGGTAGACTAGGACTTATCATAGATGGTACAGGTAGAGAATCAGAAAAGATACTCTATCAGAAAAGACAACTAGAAGAACTAGGATATGACACATATATGATATTTGTCAACACCTCATTAGATACCGCATTACAACGTAATGCAGAACGCCCTCGTTCTGTACCAGAACCTATAGTAGTCAAGTCATGGAAAGATGTACAAGCTAATATAGGTAAATTCAATAGTATGTTTAGGTCAGGATTTGTTGTAGTAGATAATAATGACGCTGGTGAGGACGTATTCAGTTCTGTATGGAAACGAGTACAAGGGTTACTGAGGAAAAAAGTATCTAACACCAGAGCTAAGAACTGGATTGCAATGGAGTTGCAAAAGAAGAAAAGATAATGGACTTCATTGATATAGATCACGGATTGAAACGCAGACAAAATTACCGTGTATTTGACCAAGACAAAATTCCCTCCAAACAAGCTATAACAGAAATCATAGACCATGCGGTGAGAAATACTCCTGTAAAAAATGACTGTTATGATTTCAGATTAGAGGTATATGGGCCCAAATATAAGAAGGAGAAAGAAGAACTCCTTGACCATACAATATGTCTGAAGAATGGTGATGGACGACAACTACCCAAAGATTTAAGTTTGAAAACTATTCAGAAGAATAGGAAACAATACATGGAGAATATAGAACTGTATACTAAGTTGAGAAAAGAAGAACCAGATACAGATGAGAAGAAATTACAGGTTGTCATGAACAGGGGGTGTTATACTACAGAAGAGAATGATGAAGTTCCAGAGATGGAATATGCATTTAATACACAGGTTCTTGCACCTTGGTTAATCAAATTCACATATGAACCCAAAGTCTATAGAAGGTCTGATGTGTATATTTCTGATGAAAACTCTTGGAAAACACATTTCATAATGGCTACTAGTATGGTGGGATACTCCATAGCTGTCATTGCAAATCAAAATAACATAGATGCATCATTTTGTCAATGTGTAAGATTCATAAAGAACAAACCCACAATACCATTATTCCCAGACGCAACTAAGAGTACAGACCTTACTAAAAACTTTGCATTTTTACTAGGTTTGGGACATGTAGTAGGTGATTATGGTAGAAAATTCCGATCCAAACCCTATTGGGGAAAAATAACTCAATTTAAATGAAATTAGCTGTTGACAAACTCTACTGACTATGGTACTATAAGAACATAGTCAAGAGAGAGGTTATAATATGTCAAACGAGTTCAATTTCATCCATCCTAAAATGTCAGAGAAGGATATGAAGTCTTTCGGGTTCTGGGAAGATAAGGACTCTGCATGGCATATTGAGGATAATTGGTTAATGGCACACATAATGCACCTATCTGGTGTGTTTCCTAGTGTGGGAATCGCCCGTAAAAATGGGTGGAATATACCCATTCCAGAGGGATTTTCTGAGTTTACTGTAGGAAAAAGTAAGAAAAAAGTTTGGATTCTCAATGAAATCAAGGACTTATAAGGTCGCTTTTTTCTTGACAAACCTTATTCTAGCTGGTATACTAATAATATAATCAAGAGAGAGAGAAAATATGGTTGAATTAGGAACAAAAATTATTGGAAATTACGGTGCGATGATACCACTGTCTTTTGGTGAGGTTGATGATATTGCATTTGAAACTTTTGCCAACCCAGAAGTTAAGGTTAAGTGGGAGAATGGTTCTCATACTTGGATGTTGATGAGTGAAATCAATGATGCCGTTGGTAAATTAAGTCCTATCGGTCACTATACAGAGGAGGTTTATTATGCGTCTTAAAGGTGCAACAACTATTTTGAAGAAAGAAGCAGAATTTCTTGGAATGACTTTTGAGGAAGTGCTAATCTTCATTGAGAAAAATCCATACTGTGTCAAGAACAGCACAATTGATGCGTTTGCAGTCTGGAAGAAAGAGATGTGGGACGAAGTGTGGTCTGCAAAGAAAGCAATGGAAATTATTGAAGGAGAAACCTAGTGACAAATGAAGAAATTGCAAAGAAGTATCATGCAAAGAGAGCCTTTTGGGTAAGGTTCAACAGAATAGCTGGTGAGACAGTTTTCTGTGCAATACTTTTAAGTTTTCCTCTTGGATTATGGTGGTTTGGATGAGTAAATTAGATGCATTGTTGGGTACTCTTGATGCGATAGAGAACCCTAAAGAAACGGTTGCAGTAATACATGCAGCCTTTGATGAAACACCGCATACTGTTGCCATAGTAGAAGTAAAGTCAGATATGACTACTACGGAAAAATTGGAGTTTGCATTTATGAAAACAAACTCTATAGAGGATGCGTGGTACAACAACCCAGAAGTTACTAAGATGTTTGATGGTAAGGGTTGTCGTTCAACTAGTGTTGGTGACATGATACTTGTCGGGAAAGATAAGTATAAGTGTGAATCAATGGGATGGGAGAAGATATGATAAAGGCCCTTTTAATAATAACCGCATTAGGTGGTGGAGTAAATCACACTACTGAGATGCCTAACATGAAGTCTTGTTTGGATGCAAGAGTAACTATAATGAAACAAGATCCAGATGCAAAGGTTTTATGTATTCCTAAAGAGGATGATACTCTTAAAATTAGGAATATGTTTGAAATCTTTATGGATTTAATAGATCAGATGAAGGAGTATGAAGAAATTGACAGACTCAACAGAGAAGAGGATTGCAAACGCCCATTTGGCGCTCTTGAATGTGAAGGGTGAATGGGGTAAGAACTATTGGACTATGGTTATTGCACACCTATTAAGAAGTGCAAATCGGTTGAATTAGGGGATACCGAAACCTCAAAAATGAAATCCCCTTGAATCTTTTTACTTGACATAGTATAATCCATTGTGTATACTATAGTTATAATGAACAGACATAAGATGAAATTAGACGTAATAACAGAGTTGGAAAGAAAAGAAATTCTTGAGGGGCATCTCCTTGAGGATTGGGAACGAAAGTTCTCACTCTGGAATGAATATATGAATGGTACATCCATATATGATACTTGGGACAAACGTGATTCGCATGACAGAACCGCTATAGCTGGTGACTTCTGGTATAAGGTAACTCGTTGTGGTTACAATAACAGTGGATATGTTTCGTTTGATGCAAAGGGATTGAAGAAAAAGACTCCCGACCATTTTGTTTCTCCCCGAATGTGGTGGCTTGCAATGATGGACACCAATAGGGAACTTATGAAAGACGAAGCACTTTATGCGAAGTCATTCTATGATTTGCGTACTATTGTATGGTTGACATCTAAAGAAAATGAAGATGCCCGTTATATTAATACTAACGGTGAAATCAAGGTTCCAGAGTTGACTGTAAATAAGTACAAAAAAATACGATGGTTGAACTCTAAAACTGGTAATTATGTTCCTAAAGGGACATTCGCACTGGAAAATCTCGTTCCAGATTGGTTCACAGAATACGAGAAAAAATATTTGAATGAGGTTATATAATGGTTATACGTCCACCCGAAATAAATGAAAATCTTCCTAAGTCGCCTGGTATGCGAGTTATAGGTATTATTGATAACTTTGAGTATACGAAATATCTTGAAGGTTATGGTACTGAAGATTGGACTAACGATGTTCGCTCTGAACTTGATGATACCCCCAAGACAATTGCAGAATTTGAATCATCTATCAAGAATGGTACTTATCTCCCCAAGATTTACATGGGTCCTACCATGTCTTTTACTGGAAAGTTGAAGAATGGGGTTTCTATGTATGCACTTGAAACTGGATGGCATCGTGTCACTGCACACGATGGACTTGAGATTCCTACCATGTATTTTGTAGTGGTTGAATTCTTTGACTTTGAGGGTAAGTCTGCCGCCTATTGGAGAGGTGTGTGGAAAGCCCGTGAAAACGCAAAGACTACAGAGATGGTTAAGAATGAGAGAAAGGGTCGTGACCTTCCTGTCAAGATTATGAATATGATTGCAGAAAAGACTATTCCTTCTACTAAGAAAAATCTACGAAAGAATATCATTGACGCCCTCAAAGATATGAAGGCTACTGAATCAGAAATTAATAAAGCACTTCCTGTCATCTGGACTGAAATGGGTATTACAAAAGAGATTGCGGTTCCTCTTACTGAAAAGGAACGTAATGGGATTGTTGCCACAGAAATGGAAACCACTAACGCAAAAGTAGAAAAGATTACAGCGGAATGGACTTCTGAGGACTATGAAGCCCGTAACGCACTCAAGATGATAAGGAACATTATCAAAGACCCTTCTATTCTTACTTCTTATACTAAGTATCTTTGGTACTTTAACTCTGGTGATGTGAAAAAACACAAGGATATACGGAAGAGAAAGTCTGGTGCAATCGGACGCACACTTGATGAAATTGAAGCTGCTGGTCTTGCAATCCACAATGCAAAAAAGAACGGTACGTTTGAATATCCCGAAGAAGTATTTTTTCCTACTCTTTTTGGAGAGTTGAAAACATACAAAGATACAGGGAAACTTCCTACTAAATAGTTATATGCAACCAGTTACTCTTACAGATAACGCAAAGAACTATCTGAAGAACGTATCGCAAGGGCGATATGTTTCTTTGGGCGTGAAGGGTGGTGGTTGTTCTGGATTCCAATATGTATGGGACTTTTCGGACAACTGGCCAGATGTAAAATGGTCAGAACCAATAGAAGATGTATTGGTGTTAGACCCTCTTGCAGAGGTGTATGTATTAGGTAGTGTCATTGACTATGTTACAGAATTAGGCGGTTCTTTTCTCGCAGTAAAGAATCCGACTTCCACAAGTTCTTGCGGTTGTGGTGAGAGTTTTGGGGTATAACATTGGACGCATTATCCCTAAAGACCATCGTAATAATAGTTGCGTCTGTCACTGGTACAGATAACCATGATAACTATATATTTGAGAAACCAACATTTAAGACTGTAGCAGAGTGCAAGAGTTTTGTCAGGGATAATTTCGTACCGTTAAATATGCATGTGAATAAAGAATATAAAATGAGACCAGATACCCCCAATTTATTCTATTGTATAGAGAAGGCGAGATATATAAAATTCCTAAAAGAAGTAACAAAAGAGGGTACAGAAATATAAGGTGAAAAATTATGAGTAAAGTGGTGTTTTTCTCCACGACATTTTATCCAGAAATGATTGAGTGGAATCCATTGGGTATGGAAATGGAAGATGATTGGAAAGAGTATGAGAGAGATTGGAAAACTCTAGGTAAACCTCTAAATCCACTAACAGGTGATCCCCACTATACCAAGGGACAAGTTATTGTCACTGAACAAAATCAATACAAATATGCACGTTCTAACGGTATCAAACGCAATCCATATGCGGGCGATTGGAGAAGGATAGGGGAGTTAGGTAATAACTTCCTATATGCAGCTGGTAGATTAGTTAGTTGTCCATTACCATTTGATCGCACTGATACATGGAGTATATTCAATACTCTTCATAACCCAATCCCATCAACAGACAATTGGAACATGACATTCCCAGAAGTATGTCATAAGAGAGCTCAAGAACTATGGGGTATGAGTGATGACATAAGACTCTGGTGGAGTGGTGGTATAGATTCAACAACTGCCCTTACTGCACTTATACAAAATCAACCAAAGGATACAACTCTTCGTGTACTCTTGTCAGATAAGAGTATAGAAGAGAACCCGACCTATTACGACATAATCAAAAAACTAGGACTGCCATTGGAGTGGTCTACCAAGGAAAATATGTGGGATGTATCACGATTTTCTGATGGGACGATTAATGTAACAGGTGAATGTGGCGACCCCATGTATGGGACATTCGTGGTAGAGAACCATATTGAGGAAATAAACGAACCTTGGAAAGAACTATTCAATTGGGACGACTCAAATAACATATATGAGATACGAGATGACCGACCACTAAATAGACCTTTATATCATGCATTTATAGAGTGGTGTGAGGAATTCAATAAACTTTGTCCTTTTGAGATTAAGAACACATTTGACTTTACTTGGTGGTTAGCGTTTTCCATTAAATGGCAATGGATAGACCGTAGACTGTTCGGTTATCTAGAACCACCAACCGATTGGAGAAGTATGGAAAGTTTCTTCAATTGTGACGATTTCCAGAGATGGTCTATACTCAATCATGATTTGAAACATAAGGGAACATGGAAGACCTATAAGTGGCCTTCCAAAGAGTTCATTTACGAGTATAACAAAGACGATAATTATTTGCATAACAAGACCAAAGAAACGTCATTTCCTAAGACTGTCCCTGTAGGACTAGGACAAATTAGGAATAAACTGATTATGGACGATGGTAAGTATTTCAAGAGGAATGAAGTCTTAGACTACGACAGAATAGGAGTGTGGGATGTCTTTGACAAAGGTACTTTTACTAACATTCGGAACAGTTTGGTTGATTAGTGGTTGTGGAATTGTGCCCACTTGGGTATCAATTGCACATACAGGTGTTGATTTCATATCCATAAAATCAACAGGTAAATCAACAGGTGAACATGCGCTTTCGGGTGTGACTAAGAAGGATTGCAGATTTTCAAGAATATTACACAATGAAAAGGTGTGTATGACACCAGAAGAAGAGGTAGACCATATCGCATCATTAGAGTGCGAGGATTGGATTAAATGGGACTTTTTAGGTCATCCATATTGTTCAGAGGAGAAATAGATGTATGAATATTCATGCAAGATAATCAAGGTCGTAGATGGAGACACAGTTGATGTGGACATAGACCTTGGTTTTGGTGTTTGGTTAAAGAAACAACGAATCAGACTATACGGTGTTGATACACCAGAGTCAAGGACTAGAGACCTTACTGAGAAGAAATTCGGGCTCATTGCAAAGGAATTTGTATTGAGTAAATTACCACTTGACTCTATGCAGACATTACGAACAAAAAAAGACGGTAAAGGAAAATACGGACGTATATTAGGTGAATTCGTATGTGAACACCTTATGGATGGCGGTGAAATGAACGAGTCATTCATACAGGAAACAACTGTTAACGATGCACTAATATCAGAGCACCTGGCGGTGAAATATATGGGACAGTCAAAGAATGAAATTGAAGAAGAACATATCAAGAATAGAGAAAGAGTCGGAAAAGAATTTCTTCCCAAATCTTAATTACAAGGTAGACCTGAATCGTCTTATATCAGAATGGAAATCCATAGTCCCACCAGACGACAGATATGGACAGGTGAGTGTTCAGTATTCCCTCTATTGCGAGAACAAATATACCGACTCTTGTGGTAAGTTTCGTTCAAATGGGAAGGACGCTATACAAGACAGATTTCCAGAAATCAAATCAGAAGAAGAATTTTGTCTCATAAACGACATATATGAGAACACCCTATTTGACAAGATATTATGTGATTGGGAGGGAACAAGAGCGAGACTGATGACCATAAAACCCAAATCATCATATACAGTACACACAGACAAGACTCCTAGATACCATCTGGCTATAGACACCAATCCTCATGCATATTTTATATTCCCAGAAGGACATCCCCAACTATTCCATATTCCCCCAGATGGGCATGTATATTTCATCAATACAACAGAACCCCATTCATTCGTGAATTGTGGGACAAAACCCAGAACACATTTGGTATTCTCATGATATACACAGATGAATGGGCGTTCATGCATAATGCAAGATGTGGAGGACACAATTTCAAACATCGTCTATCCCAACAAATCAATGTAAATCATCCCATATATGACACCGATGAGAAATACACAAGAGATCAATGGATACACCAGACAATAGACTATTGGAAGAATGAACATGGAATAGACAATATAACATGGATCACAATGGTACGCAACCCCTATTCACGATTAGTTTCATGGTATTTTCGTAGATTTCACAAACAATGGACATTTCCCCAGTATATCAAAAACATCACATCGACCAAGACCGACCATATCATGTGGATGCATATAACAGATAAGATAGGAGACAATGACTGTAAAATCTTCTATTTTGAGAACATGTATGCATTAGAGAAGTATGTTGGATGCAGCTTTGCAGATACACGGATGAATACGACCGACCATGCACCCATTGACACATACTATGATGATGACCTACAAGAGATGGTATATAATGCATATAGGGGAGAGTTTGAGATGTTCGGATATAGTGCTGATCTTAGAGAATCCTCTAGTCACCCAACATAGACTATGTATAAGAATGAAGATTTAGACATGTCAGAGGACACAATGTATACACAATTACGCAGAACCAACAAGGAAATACGAGAGGATTCTCCCTGTATAGGCACATGCACACTCAATGAGGATAATATCTGTATAGGATGCGGTAGGCATATAGATGAGATCATAAAGAAGGGTAATGCGGAGGATCATTAAAAAGGTATAAAAAAACATAGAGTCGTTGTGTTTAAAGTCTCCAACCACTCAGTTGACCGCACAGAATTCTCTGAAAAATATCACGAAAGGGACTTGACAGAGCGCCCCCTATGGGGTATTATGTGTATGTAGAGTGTGAAAACAACTATATTCTATGAGTATTCTCTGAGAAAATAAAATGAAAATAAATGAAATTAGCTCTTGACAAACCTCTCTGAGTGTGGTACATTAATAATATGATGAGATTTAAGGATGGATGGCCACTGGGAAAGTTCCTCAATAGAGGTTGTGGGGTTGCGTGTGTCTCATCAAAGTTATTCGGGAAAGGCCGAGAGAGTTCTGGAGTCCTGTTAGGACTAGGGTGTTCAGTCACCACTGTTTCTCTCTCCCCAGATATAGGAGTACCATGTTAATGGTTTAGAGTGACCACCGCAGTCCACACATAAGGTGTTGAGAGCTCACAGTGGACGAAAACCGCAAGTACCATACCACTACTATGGGAACGCTATGTGGAAGGATGATTGAGTAGTGGAGAGTCCCCCCGACAGACAGGTGTAGGGACTCTAATAGTATTAGGGGCATGGTGTGTGGTGTGTGTTATTATTGGGGTGGGGTGGTTGTTTTTAATCAAAAGGAACCGCTAATCTATAAATGCAATAAGTATCCAGAAAAAAATACCCCTACCCCCTTTTTTCTCTTGACTTTCTTGCACTTAACAGGTATAATGTAAACAATGTATAATATCAAGACACAGATAGGTTCTGACTACAACATGCTAGTCCCTTGGTATCTAATGACTTCTTTCCTGTACTATGAGAAGGATGAGAGCATTATTTCGGATGGGGATTATGACTGGCTTTGCTCGGAGTTGTTAATCCGATGGGAAGATATTACACATTGGCACAAGAAGTGTATTGACAGAGATGGTCTGTCAGCTGGTTCTGGGTATGCCATTAAACAATACCCAAATAGAGTAAAGGGTGCAGCTATGGCTGTATTAGGTAACAAGGATGTTCAATTATAATGATACCGTTAAATTTACAGATGTATACGGACAATTACGAAGCGGTACTATTGTTGAAGTCTCATCTGACATGGATTCTTATGAAGATATGCAGTTGAAAGACGGAGTAGCAATGTACTGGTCTAAGAAAACAAAGAAGTATGTTCCTGTTAAACCAAAGAATGAGGATACTGTGTATCTTACTGTGGAGAAGAAGGGGAAGTATGACTATATATTCTTAAATGAGATCGTTGAAGTAGAGCTTAAAACGGTCGGGTCAAACTGTGAGGGAGATGTGAGTGTTAATAGATGACGAGGTTAAATTAGACTATTCGGATGTACTGATTCGTCCGAAAAGATCGGAACTGACTTCACGCTTTGATGTGGAGATGGAAAAAACCTATACCTTTAAGTGGTCTGGGAAGCAATGGACAGGTATACCCCTTATGGTATCCAATATGGATGTTACAGGGACGTTTGAGATGCATAATGAGGTATCCAGACACGGTATAGTCACATGTATCGCTAGAATGTGGAATAAGAACGGCCAACTCTGGAATGATGCAGAAAGACATAATAAACTATGTGTTATGTCTGGTATTACGGATACTGAGATAAATGAAATACAGGGGGTCAAGAATACCTACCCAGATATTGCATTTGTGGGGTTAGATGTTGCAAATGGTTATACGGTCAATTTCGTTGACACGGTCAAACGCCTGAGAGAACATTTACCCGATTCTACCATTATCGCTGGGAATGTGGTTACGGCAGACATGACAGCTGAGTTAATTCTGTCTGGATGTGATGTTGTGAAGGTAGGTGTTGGGCCAGGGAGTGTTTGTACCACCCGAATCAAGACAGGGATAGGGTATCCTCAATTAAGTGCAGTCATAGAGTGTGCAGATGCAGCTCATGGACTTAATGCACATATAATTGCAGATGGGGGTTGTAATTCCTCTGGTGATATAGTCAAGGCGTATGCCGCTGGTGCAGACTTTGTTATGATCGGTGGTATGTTAGCGGGTCATGATGAATGTGAAGGT